GCAAGTTCCCCTAGCTGCGCCTGGATTGGCCAAGCGAATCTGTCAGAGGAAATCCTGAGTGTCTATCAGGGAAAGCCGCACCTCGACGAAAGATCGGCAGCATCCGGCAAAAACTGAAGCCATATCGACATTTACATCGCCCTGACAAACATAAGATACGTTATGCGAAGTAACGTATTGATTTAGAAGGCTTTGTTGTCCCAACACTACTCTAGGGTCGATGCACGAAGCAAGCGACCGCAGGACAGGCACGGCCCGGGATGATCACCTCTGGGGGTCGCGTCAACCAGCGATCGCGGCGCGACGCCTCCTGAGCTCATTCACTTCGAAGGAGCTTCCTACGACGCGCTCTATTTGCCAACCAGATCGCCCAGCCTGCAAACGAACAGGCCCAGACGGCGATGACCAAGGCGATGACCATGATCGACCGATCAGTTTCGTTCATTGGGGAGTACTCCGCAGCTGCACCCGGCGCAGATCACATGGTATCTGACGCTGCCCAGGCTGAGTGCGGGCGCGATGGCTGCATTCGAAAATATTCAAGGACAGCCTCAGCTTGATCCCCGAAGTGAAGGCAGCATGCTGCGCCAGAGCACCCGGGCATGCAAGATCCTCGCTGGACCATGCTGTGGCCAGCGGAAGCATCATGAAATGATGTGCAAGTAGCAGCCATACACGGCCCGATGACGCGTTACAAACTAGCTGTACGGGCTTCCCACGAATTTGAGGCGAGTCCTCAGTGGTGATCAAGGGTGGAAACATCTGCAATACAGCAACTAAGGCGCAAAAATCTCTGCTCTCGATCAGCGTCCACCCAAAATGTCTGCCTGGACACCCAGAATCTCTGCTTCAGCGCGGCAGAAATGTCTGTCAACGAACAGAGGCCCAGCCATTGCCACGCAGAGGACACGAACGCCACCACGACCTGACACAACATTGCGCATAATGTATATCGTGCAAGGCATTACCAGCCTGCGGCATAGCCTGCACATCGCGGGGCAGGGCGGTACCCACGAAGAGGCATAGCGCCATAGCCACCGTGGCGAGTTTCTGCGCAATTCGGCGCCACGCGGCCTTTTCGTCCTCGGAATTGCTCCGCTCAGCCATCACGACAGCCGACCACATTTCCGGGCTGTCACCAATGTCCACCGCCATCCGCTCGATGTAGTGGATTTCCGCGTTTTTCCCTTGTTTCCAGAGGGAAACGGTCGCCCGGGACACGCCCAATGCCAGCGCACCAGCGTTGTCGCTCTGGATCTTCTGCACGTGCTTCCACCGGCAGAACAGGTCGTAGCTGGCGCTCATTGTCGATACCTACTTGACAGGGGTGTACAGGGGTACTTTACAGTTCGCCCCGGTGTCGAGGAATCCTTGACACTCCCGCCACCGGCACCCCAAGGCCGTTGGCGGGTTCCCTTGGGGTAGGGGCTTGGGGAGGGGTAGGGCACATGGATGCACTTGTCACCGCTGCGCTGCTGGGTTCCGTCGCAGCCGTCTCGCTTGGGGTAGTCAAACTGGTTTCGTGGTGCGTGGGTCGGGTGGGGGAGTCAACCCGCCGTGCTGCACGCGAAGCCGCCTTCGTCGCCCAGGCACGCGCCGAACTGGCCGCAACCGGCTGGACCGTCCAGGACGAAGCCGCATACCAGTCAAGGCGGGAGGCACTCCATGATCGGTGATCGCCCTATGCGCGCGCTTGTCGCCTGTGAATACTCCGGGCGTGTACGTGACGCGCTCCGCCGGCGTGGCGTCGATGCCATGTCCTGCGATCTGCTGCAGACCGAGGTGCCAGGCCCGCATTACCAGGGCGACGTACGCGACGTTCTGTACGACGGCTGGGATTTGCTCATCGCCCATCCGCCGTGCACCCACCTGGCCGTATCCGGTGCGCGCTGGTTCAAGGATAAGCAGAAGGAGCAGGCCGAGGCCTTGGATTTCGTCCGTCTTCTGCTCAATGCCCCGATTCCGCGCATTGCCCTGGAACAGCCCATCTCCATCGTGGCCAGCCGGATCGCGCCAACGTCTCAGGTAATTCACCCATGGCAGTTTGGTCACGGTGAGCGCAAGACCACTTGTCTGTGGCTGATCAACCTCCCGCACTTGGTGCCAACGAACGTCGTTGCCGGCCGCGAAGAGCGTGTGCATCGCATGGCGCCGGGGCCGGACCGCTGGAAGGAGCGTTCCCGCACGTTCCAGGGCATCGCCGATGCAATGGCCGACCAGTGGAGCAACGTGGATCAGTTGCCGCTGATGCTTCCCCTGGAGGTGGCCAATGGCCGTTGATCGTGCGCGCTTCCGCATGGCCGTCAGCGGCGGGGCAGGGGGCTTTTCCCCGCTTTCGCCCGGTGAAAAGGGGCAGCGGGCGGCGGCGGAGATTGGCCCGGGGAGTAACACGGGCCAAAAGGGTCAGCAAGACGCAATTATCGACTACCTGACCATTGTGGTCCCGCTCTCCGTCCTTGAAGAAGTTAACTGCAAGAAGCTGGACCTCTTGCTGTTCCGCATCTTCGGTTTTCGTGGCGAAGTGGTTGCCGGTGCGATTCGTGAGAAGAACTGGAACTTCTACGAGCAGTCGGCGGTGTTGATCGACCGGGAAAACGAGGTTGTCGGGCGTGTCGGCATCGGCGGCAAGAAAAGCACCGTATGCCTGAGCCTGACCGGCATGGGCTGCAAGTGGATCCGAGACTGGCCGCGCGTCTACAAGCAGTGCGCCATGCTCGACGTCAAGATCACCCGCGTTGACTGCGCGCACGACGACTACGAAGGCGAACGCCTGGACGTGCATGCGCTCCGCGAGGTTGCAGCTCAGGGCGGCTTCACCGAAGGCGGGTGTCCGCCGCGTCACCGCTTCATTTCCGATGAAGGCCATAACACCGGCTGCACGTTGTACGTCGGCGGCAAAGGCCACAAGGAGCTGTGCGTGTACGAGAAAGGCAAAGCCGAAGGCCTGCCGTCCTCGCGCTGGGTGCGCGCGGAAGTGCGCCTCTATGGCAAGCACATGGAAATCCCACTGGATGTGCTGTTGAACCCGGGCGCATATCTGCGCGGTTCGTACAGCGCGTTGCAGGACCTCATCAAGGGTGTGTGCACTCGACTGCGCACGATCCGCAAGCACGTAGAAGTTTCTGCCGAGGCAATGGTGCTCTGGATGGAGCGTCAAGTAGGCCCGGCCCTCAGTGTTCTGCATGGAGCGTTCGGTGATTCGTTCACCGACTTCCTGCTGGCTCGCGTCGTCCGTGACGGTCACCCCGGACGTTTTCGCGGCATTTCCAAGGGTGAACCACTCCATCGATATGTGAGAGAAGAACTATGCCTATCTGCCGCGTGAAGTCCGCTGCCGTCGAAGAACGGCACAACAGCAAGACCAACACCATCAACCGCTCGCAGACCGTTGGCCTCGACCTGGGCAACGGCTTCGAACTGCCGTTCCGTGTCGGCCTCGGCTCGCGCCCGCCGTACACCCCGGGCGAGTACGACATTGACCCGCAGTCCTTCGCACTGAGCCAGTACGGCGATCTGGTGTTGAAGCGCTACGTGGATCTCGTTCCGCTGTCGGCCAAGCCCGCCACCAAGGCTTAATCCATGCCAGACCCGGTCTACATCCAGTCGTGTGCGGTCCAGAACATCGGTGCCGATGGCGTCTGCGCTGTGCCGGTCTGGATCGAAAACCCTCAGCCAGTCCTGCCACCGCTCACGCTGGCTGAGGGTACGCAAGTCGCATTCGCTATCGCGGCCTGCTGGGCACTGGGCGTCGTTTTCAGACAGTTCGCCCGCGTGTCCCGTGAGCGGTTCTAACCAACCTCAGAGAGTACAACCATGAAGATGAACAAGATCGCCAGCAACGTCGTTTCCTTCGCCCGCTCGACCGCTGGCAAGGTTGCCACCGGCGCAACCGCCCTGGTCGCCACCGGTTCGGCCTTCGCCAGCGGCGGGCCGGCCGAGGCCATCACCGCCGAAATCACCAACGGCAAGTCCAGCGTCAGCGGCATTCTGGTGGTGCTGGCCGGTGTGCTGGGCCTGTTCCTGCTGTGGTCGATGATCAAGCGCGCCAAGTAATCGGAGCCGGGTGTCATGCCCGTGCTGGTAGCGGTGATGGAGGTCCTCGCGACGGCCGCTTCGGTCATCGCGGGGATTCTCTCGGTTCTCGCAGCGGTGAAGGGGCTGTTTCTGCTGTGGGGGAACATCAAGCAGGCCAAGTAGGGGCGCACGTCGCCCCTACTTTTTGGGGGTCTTATGGGTTACTTCGTGATCGTCGCTGTACTGGGGGCGCTATGGCTGGCATTCGATACTTGACGGTGCCCCTTTTAGCCGCCGTGCTTCTGCTGGCGTCTCTCTTCGTTTCCGGTACTGCACTTGCGCAGGCCCAGCAGTGTTCTAGCTCTTCGGCGGGCTGTGATCAGGGCGTTGCATATGCTGCTTGCATGTCTGAGCTGAAGACCTATATCGGCGTGCGTCAAGCTGCTGGTGAGGTGTTCCGGAATGTGCAGTGCACTGTCGGCTCGCCTACCACGTTCCAGGCGCGTTTTGAGGTTCAGCTCAATGGCGGTGGGTGGAGTCCTGGTATCTACCGCACTTACACCTGGGGCGGTGGCAACTGCGCTGCCCGCTTGGATGGTGACGCGGGGATGATCAACGGCACAATGTACAGCGGTGGCGTCTGTGATCGAGGCTGTAAGGTTCAGCCGAACCTAACTGGCGGCAGCGACTTTTCATTGCGCGAGAGCGGCAATCCCAACGCCATCAGCATCAAGTCAGGCACGTGGCGTGCTAGCGGTGAGCTTTGCAGTGTAGACAGCACCCCGCCTAAGCCTGAAAAGAAGGATGAGTATTGCCATCAGTCAGGCAACTACACCGTGTGCAAGTCAAAAGACAGAACCTGCATTTCCACCGCAAGTGGGTTCCGCACGTGTGCGAGTGACACGGCGAACGAGAAGGGTCACACCGCTACGAACAATCCGCGAACAGAGGCGGCAAGCATCAGTGCGCCGAACACGCCGCCGAACCCGCCTACCAACCGTCCTGGCGAAGATTGGAAGCCGAGTGGCGGCACCACGAACATCACAAACAACAACAACGGCAACACCACCAACACGCAGAACTACAACAACCAGGGCACGCCTAACGGCAACCAGCCGACGCCGGGCGATGGCTCTGGTCCCGGTGCTGGTGGTAGCAATGGCAATGGCGATCAGGGGGAGGGTAGTGGCAATAGTGCTGGTGGCGGTGGTGACTGCAATACGCCACCCACCACTAGCGGTGATGCCATCCTTGGCATGATTGCGGCGCAGACCTGGGCAACGCGTTGCGCTACTGAGAAGGGCAACTCCGGCACGGTGACCGGCGACGTAGGCAACTGCGATTCACCGTTCTCAGTGACGGGCGACAGTGTTCAGGCCAATCAGCTGCGGGCCCAGCGCGCCCAGCTTTGTAGCGGTAAGCCGGGCTCTGGCGAAGGCAACAATGGCAACCCCCATGAGGGCGCGGAAGACGTTGACGGCCCCGGCAAGTGGTCGTGGAAGTTCGATGAGAGCTTGATCGACAAGAGCGGATTTGGCGGTGGTTCCTGCCCGCAATTCGGCACTGTGGACTTTGGCCGGTTTGGCGCGGTGTCCCTTGATAGCGTCACGTGGTGGTGTCCTCTTGTTGCCGCCATGCGCGCCGTGATGCTGCTGCTGGGCGCCTTCATTTCGTTCCGCATCGTCTTTGGAGATGGATCATGACCATGGTTTGGGAATGGATCACGCGCGGCGTTAACCTCATTTGGACCGTGCTTTTTGGTGGTATCGGCAGGATCGTTACCAAGGGCCTTTCCGTGGCCGGGATCACGCTGGTTTCCATGAATCAGGTGCTGCCGCAGCTGAAATCATTCATCAGTGACTATGTCGGCGGTTTGCCCGATTGGGCGCACAACTTCCTGGGCGCAGTGGGCTTCGATCAGTTCATGACGATGGTGCTTTCGGCGCTGTCCGTGCGCTTCATGTTCAAGATCATCCCGATGCCCACCTCTGCCGCTCAGCAGCTGGGAGTGACCAAGGAATGATCTACTGGTATACGGGCCAGCCTGGGCACGGCAAGACGCTGCACGCGATCGATCACGCCATTGATTTCCGCAATGAGGGGCGCTTGGTCTACGTCTGCAACGTGCGCGGCTTCAAGCATGACGAAGCGCGCATGTTGCCGATGACCCCGGAAGAGTTCTGCGACTGGCCGAACTTCCTGCCTGACGGCGCGGTGTGCGTGGTGGATGAGGCGTATGAGCATGGAATGTTGCCCAAGCGGCGCCCCGGCTCTGCGGTGCCGCATCACGTCGAACAGCTGGCGAAACACCGGCATCGTGGCCTGGACTTCATTTTCGTGAGTCAGTCGCCCGACCGGCAGTGCGACGACTTCGTGCAGGACCTTATTGAGCGGCATGTCCATGTCCGCCGTCGCTTCGGCTTGCCGTTCGCACACCTGCGCACGTTCGACCGCTATGAAAAGAACCCTGAGAAGGGGCATCCGCTGATCTTGAAGCGGGTCAAGCTTCCCAAGCGCCCCATGGGGCTGTATGAGTCCACGGTGATGGACACCAGCGAAAAGGCCATCCCCTGGTACTACCCGGCGGCGGCAGCGTTGTTGCTCGCGGTCATCGGTGGCGCATGGTGGTCCGTGAATCGCGTGCACGCCCAGCTATCGGGGGAGCTTGAAACGGGGCAACCCAAGGCAGAGGCGCCGCAAGCGGCGGAGAACGGAGCGGCAGCGACGGTCGCAGCCGCGCCGCAAGCCGCAACCCCACAAGCGGTCACCCGGAGTAGCGACTACGTGGCATGGGTGACGCCGCGAATTCAGGGCCAACCCTGGACCGCGCCCGCGTACGACAGCCTGTCGATTCCGACCAACCAGCCGCCCCGGGTGTACTGCATGGCATCCGGTGATGGACTCGATGCCAACGGCGAGCATCAGATCGGGCGTTGCAGCTGTAAAACGGAGCAGGGCACCACGTATCTAATGGATCAGGAGCAGTGCCGCATGGTCGCGGTCAACGGGCAGTACGAGCCGTTTCTCGACACGAATCAGGCTGAGGCGCGGCGCATGAATGACTATCAGCAGTCGGCGCACTTTCAGGAAGAATCCCGCCGCATCCGTAGCGAGGCCGCAGGCGTCGCGCTACAGCACGTCGAGCGCAGCATGGGCAGCTTCCCTGAGTCGCCGCCCCACGCAACGACCAGCTACATGACCACGGCGCCCGGGCCGAACAAGCTATGACCAGCAGCGCACGCGAGGTGTTGAAGTGGCTGGCCGTCGTTCTCATGACGTGCGACCACGTCGCCAAGATCATCTATGGGGGCTATGTGCCAGGTCTCAGCGAGGCGGGCAGAGTGGCGCTCCCCTTGTTCGCGCTGGTGATGGCCTACAACCTTGCCCAGCCCGGCGCCGACCCGGTCAAGTCGGTGCGCAGGCTCGGCACGTGGGGACTGATCGCGCAGCCGGTCCACGCCTTGGCGTTCGGGTACTGGCTACCGTTAAACATCCTGCTCACGTTCGCCCTGTGTGCCGCTGCAATCTACGCAGCCGGTCAGCGTAAGTGGCTTGTCCTGGCATTCGCCGCGGTGGTTCTGCCGGCATTCGTTGACTACCAATGGGCCGGGGTAGGGTTCGTGTTGCTGGGGTGGCTGGCCTTCAATCGGCAGCGGTCCTGGCTGCTGGTTCCGGCGTTTGCCGCGATCTGCTGGTTCAACGGCAACCTGTGGGCGCTCGCAGCGATTCCGGTGGCTCTGGGCCTATCTCGGGTGGCATGGCCCGTTCCGCGTGGCCGGTGGGCCTTCTACGGCTACTACGTGGGCCATCTGGCATGCCTCGGGCTGGCCGCGCTTATACTCTCGCCATGAACCTGCGCCGCTACTTCGATGTGCACTACTGGGTCGCCCGATGGCTTGACCGGGCGTTCAACCGGTATAGCCGCGGCTAAAGCCAGGACACGACCGCCACCGAGGCGGTAAGCTTCGCCCAGCATCAGGGGGAAGCTATGTTCACAAGGATTGCAGCTGGATTGCTGCTGTGTGCACTCGCCGCGCCTGCGGCCGCCCAGCAGATTTACAAGTGCGTCACCAAGGCCGGGACCGAATACCAGTCAATGCCGTGCGCCAAC